GCTAAATATTCAATCTGTGCGAGTTTGGATTCCTTTGAAGAGTCTGCCTTTACTCGCTCAATTACCTCGTTACCCTTTGCACCGATCATAGCCATCATGCCCGCCGCTTCCACTCCCATTTGTGCCTGTGTTGCGGCAACTTGTGACTGGTCCTGTCTTTGTGCTTCTGCGATTACTCGCTTCTGTAAATTTTCATCATCCCGAGGGATACCGGCAAACTGCATAGCCTGTGATAAATCATCCTCGATGGATCGGTCTGTTCGCTTGGCCGCATAAGCTAATCCTTTAAGCTGTTGACCCGCCTTCTTAATACCCTCTTCGATTAGTGGTTGGTAAGCCTGTTCGGTGTCAGCATCTCCATATTGCATCCTTGCCCGTTGTAAGCGAGAAGTGGCATATACATTAGTGGTGAGCATATCGCCAATCCCTTGGCCGACCATACCTCCGACTTCTGCAACTGACTCGATAAAACCGGCATCTTGGTCAAAGAAACCATTATCCAATGCCTTAGTCGCTAAGTTCTGCCTTTTCTCATCGTAAGGTGCAGACTTATAAGCGTGTAATAAATCCTGTGGCTGGACTTTTGTTTTTAGGATGTCGAAGTAGTCCCGCTCGGTTAATTCCTGTTGAGACTCAACACCGAAATCAACCCCAAGAATGTCAGATTTAAGACGATATACTGGCATTATATTTACTGATTAGTGTTATCGAAATCAAAGGTTCTTATTTTATTCCCTGTGCTAGTTTCGTCTGTATAGTCGGGCTTTGCTTGCGGAGAATTTGGTGATTTGCTTTCTCCAAGTTTAAGGCCAAAGTTACCAAGTCGGTTTTCTAATCTGTCAAATATTGTCTGCCTTAGATTTCTAAGAATTTCCATATTTGCCGCCGCCCCGTTTAATGTAAACGCTTTGGTTGGATCTTTTACAATATTATCAAGTATTACCCTTTCAGACTCTTGAACTGTACCTGGGCCTAAAATATCCTCCCGAATATTTCCTTGTAAGGTCTTAATGTAAGATAAAGCCTGATCCTTATCTTCAGATGACATATACCACCCGTCTGCCCTTTTTTGGCCTAAAGCTAATAATTTTTCAAAAGCCGCATTAGTTTGATTAAATGCTGGGATATATTCGTCCTTGTATTTTATCGCTTCCGCCTCATTGCCAAGTCTGCCCGATATTGGCATTTTAGTAGTACCTAACTGAAGATAATTAGACTTAGGTGTAAAAGTCTTAATACTTTCACTATCGCCATAATCAGAATCCTTAATATTCATATCTTGGATCTTAGCTTGAATCTCCAACAAATCTTTTGTCGTAGGAGCCGCCTTCTGCACGGCCATCGCTTGGCCTCGGATGCTGTCCATTATACGATTTCCTTCTAGTGGGCTTAATTTGCCACTTTGAACCGCATCAACTACCTGTGCGCCTTGAGGCTGAAATCTTTCGGGTAACTGAGCAACTGCTGGAGCTTGCCCTTGGTAAGTAGTCGGGGGAGCGGCAAACGGATCGGGATCAAGTTCCGGTAAAAAGGCGGCTGGAGTTTCTTCCGTAATCGGTAAATCCGGCCTATCTAAATTAAATTTAGCTATATTAGTAGCACTTTGCTCCGCCTTTGCCTTCTCCCCTACTCGAGTTTCCTCAAATGCCGCCTTCTGTGCAAGTGCATCGCCGGCACTCCTTTGAGCCAACCTTGCAATATTCATCCGATTTTCCGCTTCCTCTTTCCTGGCGTGTTCTTTTTGCAAGAATGGATTCTTGGAGATATTACCAGCGGCATCCTCGGGGACACCATTGCGCATTAATTCCTCTTTAATTTCATTCGCACGGGCTTTCTTTTCCTGTCCAACAAAATAGCCTTTTGCGACTTCGCCGAGTGCGTTTCCAAATGCCTGGTTTGCTTTTGCATTCGCTTGTCCCGCCCGCTCGATTGCGGATGGGTCGATTCTCATTAAACCCGCATTAACTGTGTCTCCGATTGCCATAATTTTAAAAAAGTTTGTATCCGCCTGAACTCATTGTATTCCCTCCGCCCCCTCGGTATGTCTCTATACCACCACCAAAATTTTGATTTTGCTGTACATTAGACTGTCCCAGCTAACCCCCAGCTAAAAATCCTCCGCCCAATGAACCGAGGCCGCTTAATAATCCCGAGGCCATCCCACTAGCCGCACTTTCTCGGGCGGCATAGTTTGCCGAGTCGTAATTCGCTTTATTCGCGTATGCTTGCATTCCAATATTGACACCAGCATCGGGATTAATTCGAGTCACCGATTCCTGTGGTAATCCGAAAAGAGCAGACCTTTCACCGAATCCCTGAGAAGTATAATTACTTCCGCCTCGAAGCATCGCCAGTGGATCGACTGATGTCTGCCTATTTAATCCAGCGGCATAAGATCCAAGGCTTTGTGCTTGTTGGCGATTCTGCCCAATAATATCTCTCAAATAATCTTCTCGGCTCATCGCTTCAGCGGCAATGCCCGCATTATCCATCCCCCTACCCCGTGCCACTAATCCTTCACGAGCGGACTGAGTAGCTCGTCTTCGCATTTCGGGCGAAAGGTCAGTCATTTGTGCTTCATTGTAAGCCTGATCCGCTAATTGATTTGCTTGGTTAGTCCGAGCTTGCATTAGCGGATCAGCCGCCCGAGCCGCTTCATTATAATCAGCCCCAAATCGGCCCATCATTGAAATATCTGAACCCGCCTGTCTTTCGGCCATCCTAGCACCAAAGTCCTGTGAACGCATAGCACTCGATTCAGCCAAGTTTGCCATCGGATCGGCGGCCCGGCGGGCTAGGCTCATCTGTAAATCCTGGTACTGCGGATCGTATTGCTGGCGGACTCCTAGCATCTGATCTTGAAGCCCTGAGTCGGCCATTGCTCCGACATAATCTCGGGCAGATTTGCCGACATTAAATTCGGCTAAGGGAGGAGGCTCATTTCCGCCCCCAAAAAGTTTCTGTAAGAAAAACGAGGGGACTCCTGACGAGTTAACTGGTTCACCCGCTCCGCCCGCTTCCATAAGCATTTGGGCTTCCTGTTGATTAATGTACGCTAATCCTTCACCCTCGGGTGCTTCCGAATTTAGAAGGGCGGCGGCTTGACGAAGGGGATCTTCAGGTGCGTAGGATGGAATGCCCGAGGGTGTCATTTTACCCGATGCTCCAGCATTCTTTAAAATTTTCTTTTCTGACTCATTTATATATGCGAGTGATTCTCCCTGTGGTGGCTGGTTATAGGCATTAACTACCGCATTAGCCTTTTCGTCTGGAGTCATTAATTTATTTAAAATGTCCATATTAAGTTTTGATTATGTAATTTAAAATTATGGTGGGCTGGACATTGTTGTGTGCTCCGTTAAGGCCTGTTTCGGTAGATGTGGCTATCCCCGTATCTGGACCATCCCCAATTCCACCTACAGATGCCCCCCCAGATGGCCCCGTTCGATTATATGTGTGAGTATGAGACGGCATTTCAGCGGTTAAAAGCGTGTGAGTTTCTAGTCCGCCAAAACCACCTAAAACATCTCCATCGACTCCGCCAGCCAATCCGGTCAATCGATTAGCAGAAGAACCTCCCATATCATCCTGTCCAGCAATTACTCGCCCTCGAAGGTCGGGGATGTTAAAAGTCGTTGAACCATCTCCCGATCCGTAGGTTGTTCCTATAAGTGCAAATAGGGCGGAATAGGTTGTCCGTGAAATTGGCGTGTCATTGCAAAGAAGGTAACCAGTCGGAGCAGATGAACCAGCAAAAGACATGATCGAGCCTGTTGGCATAAGAACACTTACTGCACCAGCATCGAGCTTTGCGGCTGTTACCGCCCCGTCCTGAATCTTTGCGGTAATTACGGAATCCGTGGCGAGCTGGGTCGCTGTGATTCCGGCATCTGCTACTTTTAGTTTTTTACTGCTCGGAATAAGCGTAAGAGTCGAATCATCTGTAGTGTCCGCCGCTGAAGTAAATGTGGCACTATTGCCAATATCATTGAGCTTGGTCGCTGTAACTTGGTCCCCGCTTGAAAAAGTTTGTCCTGTTGTAATTACTCCCATGATTTTTCCTCTTTATGAAATGCTTGTTGTTGCTCGATCTGTGATTTGAGCGTCTACCCGTACTGCTCTTAAAAATGGTCTGCCTGTGTTTGGTTTAAAATCTGCCTGTATGCCAAAGCCTCGTTTATTCACTCTCATTCTGAGTGAGGAATCTTCATCTGCCGGTAATGTTGAGCCTATAAGGCTGGATATCGATGTGGCGGTAGATGTAGAGTCAGGATCTTCAGTTATAAAAGTGATATCACCATCCGTTACCGTTTCGCTTCCACTTTTAATATGAAACTCGGCTCGACTGAATTTTTTCCTGTCCAACGACTCAGCGTCATATTGACGAGTGGTTACTTGGCTGACAATAGGGATGGTTTCAGCTAAAGCCTGACCGGCAGTCATGCTTACCACATCACCGCCCTCAAATCCATCGACTTTATGGACTCCGCCTTCTTCTGTTGTTAAGTAAAGAGCATTCTGCGAGCCTTCCCGTGCCACTATTAACTCTCTAATTGCAAACTCGGTAGAGTTAACCGTGTCAATGCTTTCAAAGCCACTGTTGAGGAAGCTGTACACGATTATAGTGTTAAGCTTAGTAGCATCTCCGCTCCCAGGAGCAATATCTAATGGTAAGGCGATCCAATATTTATTATCGAAGTAAACTGCACAACTTAGATGAACATAGTCTTGATTAATTCGGTCGATAAAGGGCTGGATGGTTTCGGAAATCGGCATCCCTGTGCCTCGTAAATTATACTCATCAATGAAAGTAACCGCGTAAAGCCCTTGGTCCGATAAAAACATTATCTGATTGGCTACCTGGACAACTGACTTCCTTGCCGAACATCCGATTTCAGTAGTTACCACATTGGTCGAAACATCTGCAAGAGATCCGCTTATTCCTGTCATCAGATGGATCGATTTACGATTAAACACTACGAGAGAATCTTTCGTAAATGGAGTAAGCTGAACGAGGTAATCGCTTTGCCCGGCGGATGGTCTGAACTGATTTCCGATCACATCCACAGTATCGAAGTCCATGATGTCCGAGGCTACGATTTCATCCCTTATTCCTCGGTCCGCTGGAGTACTGCCGGAGGTGTACCAGTAAGGCATCCATAGCCTTCGCTCATGGACGATTCCCCAAGGTGCGGCGGGCTGATGAATATAGCCTTTGCCAACTGCTAGTGGCTTATTAACTGTTAAAGTTTTGGACTGCCCGATTGATACATTAGCGACTTCTAAATTGAACTGAAATTGATTTGCATTTGGGACATTGGAAACCCGAGTTTTTTGATTCGTAAAAAGATCAAATGGGCTGGTCCCTGACTGAATGGTTAAGTCATCCCCAGCGGACAGGCCGTGGCTATTTATATCCATCGTTACCACTCCGTCCTGTGCGACTGTAGTGGTGTCAGTCAGGTAAAGAGGTGCGGTGTAAGTTCCGTTTGCCACTTTGCTAAAGTCCAAGAAATATTCAACCTGTGCTCCGCTCACATTGAAGGTTGCCGTTTGGCTAATTGCCATTGTGACGGTGAAAGAATTGGTCGATTCAGTTACCACTTGGTAACAATCATTCGGATCATTCGTATACGCTCCCAAGCCGGTTAGGGTGATGAAATCTCCGACTACTCGATTATGATCCGCTGAGGTGTTTACCGTTATCGTCTGCCCGCTCTGTGTTGCAGATGTGATACCTACTCGCTGAACCTCGGGGCTGGCCTCGAGGGTTGTCTGACGAGTCCGAAAGATATACATCTTCCCGAGTCCTTGAGTCATTTGAACCGGTCCATCGACTGACTCCCCTCCCGCTTCATACCGGCACTTAAAAAGTGCAGAGTCTTTTAGGCGAAGGATTATACAAGTCGTATCTGTGGCGGTAAAAATATAATCGTCATTATTGGATGTGGAATCCGAAAATACTGCGGAGCCAAATACTTCGTTTACTCCGTTGTCGTTGAGAGTAAAATCTAAAGTTGTACCGATTGCCGTGCCTGAAGCGACCACGGAAGTATTCCCTACACTTTCACCCTTTACTGTAAAAGTAGTATTTGATCCACTGTTGGCAAAAGTCAGAGTCTTAGTTGTGAAATTGACTGAAGCTAAAGTT